CGTTAGAATTAAGAAGCTTGTGAAAATGCTCTGAAAAAATCTTTTGTAAAATATTCATATGTATATTATATCATAGAAAAAGAAAAAAAGAAACCCCTAATTCCCCTCAAGATTGAGGGGCAGGGGTGTTGATGTGCGAGTCATCGCACTTTTTTATTGCCAAAAATGAAAGGAGGTGTTAGCTATGGCACAAGGCAGAAACCCAAAACCAACAGCTGTGAAGGAGCTTGAGGGAAATCCCGGCAAGCGAGAACTTAATACTAAAGAACCCAAGCCACAGAAGAAAGCTCCGCAGTGTCCGAAGTGGCTTGATGATGAAGCTAAAAAAGAATGGCGAAGGCTTTCAAAACAGATGGAGCAGATGGGAATTCTGACCGAGGTTGATATGACAGCTTTCACAGGTTACTGTCAGGCTTACGCAAGGTGGAAAGAAGCAGAGGAGTTCATATCAAAACACGGTGCCATCGTAAAGACACCATCCGGGTATTGGCAACAGGTACCGCAGGTGGCGATTGCACACAAGTACCTTGCTATTATGAAAAACTTCTGTCAGGAGTTCGGACTTACTCCGTCATCACGGAGCAGAATCGCAGCAGAAAGCAATACAGATACATCTGATGATATGATGGAAAACCTTCTGAGCCTCGGAGGTGATAAGCCGAATGTATGATGAGGCAAAAGCAAAACGTGACGTGAGTTTCTTTAATTCCTCAAAGCATATAAAGATAAATTTATCCTCTAAAAAGACCTAATTATGTATCTCAAGATAACAATTCTTACAAAGCTTTTAAAATTTAAGAGAAATTATTGAAAAAAACGCATTTATATGATATAATATCATTGGGTATTTACATTTGTTATGTTTTAAGAAAACTGCTTATGCCTGATAATAGAGAAGAATAGGTTTTGTGTGATGAAATCAGCACGATTGTTTTGGGAATTGAAACGGAAGAATATGAAATAACCATGAAACCAAAAGAATATCAACCAATAAAAACTCGGTAATTGTTTCTGTAGCAAAAAATTATCTTTCAGCAGATGAAAAGACAGAGCTTAACGAAATTGTTACTATGTATTTTGACTATGCAATAAGATAGGTGAGACGAAAAATCCAAATGACAATAGCTGTTTGGTTGTTCTGCAATGTTTGTTCTGCAATGTTTGTTGCAATTTAATATAAAATCAACTTGTGCAAAAAATACGCAAGTTCAAAACGGAGTTGAATCTATATGAAAAAGAAAAATAATAAAGAAGTTTCAGTCGTGCGTTCTTCTGCTGCTGAGTATCTGACATTTATTGCCTCAACCGGAGATGATAACGATAGTATTGAAATGAGATATGAAGATGAAAATATATGGTTGACGCAAAAAATGATGGCTACTTTATATGATGTCGGTTTGCCTACTATAAATGAACATATTAAAAAAATATATACAGATAATGAGCTTTTAGAAGAAGCAACTATTCGGAATTTCCGAATAGTTCAAAATGAGGGCGAAAGACGAGTCAGTAGAGATGTAAAACATTATAATCTGCAAATGATAATTGCAGTAGGATTTAAAGTGAATAATGAAAGAGCTGTTCAGTTTAGAAAATGGGCAAATTCCATTGTTAAAGATTACACCATTCAAGGATGGGTTATGGATGATGAACGTTTAAAGAACGGCGGCACTGTACTTACAAAGGAATACTTTGAAAAACAACTTGAAAAAATCAGAGAAATTCGTTTATCAGAACGTAAATTTTATCAGAAAATCACAGATATTTATGCTACTGCATTAGACTATGATCCGTCTGCAAAAGCAACACAAAGATTTTTTTCAGCTGTTCAAAATAAGTTGCATTATAGTATTCACGGACAAACCGCTGCAGAGGTTATATATAATCGTGCAGACGCACAAAAAGAAAATATGGGACTTACAAGCTGGGACGGTGCTCCTAAAGGTAAAATTCATAAGTATGATGTTACTGTGGCTAAAAATTATTTATCAGAGGATGAGCTTTATCAGCTTGAAAGAATTGTATCGGCATATCTTGACTTGGCAGAAGTACAGGCTGAAAGACATATTCCTATGACAATGTCAGATTGGGAAGAACGATTGAACGGATTTTTGAAGGTATGGGATAGAGAAGTTTTACAGGATTCAGGAAAAATCAGTGCGGAGCTTGCCAAAATGCATGCTTTGACCGAATTTGAAAAATACAGGGTTATCCAGGACAGGCTTTATGAAAGTGATTTTGATAAATATATATCAGATATTGAAGAACAAACTAAATCGTTGACAGAAGATGAGTAAATGCTTGATTGAATCTTATGGTGAGTATTTTACAGAAAGCGGTGTTGATTGCGATGAATTTAATCCTGAAATTGTAGCAGAATATCTCAGACCGTACAGAAAGATTTTATTTGTTAAAAATGGTAACAGAGCAGTTGCTTCGTGGGTTACGAGTGCCGGACGTGATTGCGCAATACACGTAGGGAATGTGTATAATGGTATTGGTAAGATGTTTTCGGATTTAGTAGGTGTGACTACAAACCATATGATTGTTAATTATTCAAAAAATATGGAAGATTATTTTTATCCGTATGAAAAAATGTTTAAAGAGCTTTCTTTATTAACGGGTCTACAGATATACAAATATCAGGCATATGAGCTTATTGTAACTCTTGATTTAAAGATATATAAGGCCCAGTGCAGAATAATAGTACCATCGGATATAAGCTTTACTGAGTTACATAATGTCTTGCAGAGAGCTTTTAGATGGAAAAATTATCATTTGTATGATTTTACGGTTTTAAGTAAAAATGGAAACGAGATAATAAATCTTGTTTTAGAAGATGAAGACACTGTATTTTATGATAATACAGAGATGATGGAAGGGAAAGTGTTAAAAGATTATTTATATATAGACCGTAAATTGTGTTACAGATATGATTTTGGCGATGGTTGGGAACATGAAGTAAAAATTCTTAAAGTTTTAGACGATTATGATAAAGAATCGCCGTATTTACTGGAAGCAAAAGGGCAAACACCGCCTGAAGATGTTGGTGGAGTTTATGGATTTATAGAATTTCTTGAAATAATAAAGAACCCCAAGCATCCGGAATATGAACATATGAAACAGTGGGCAGGATACTGGAGAGAAAATCTTAGTGAGTGGGAAACGAAACCCAGCGTTTTATATGAATTTTAAGGTATAATTAAAATGAATAAAATAAAAATAATGAGAGAGAGAAAGAAAATGCCATTTATTGATTCAAAAATAACAGTGTCCTTGACACAGGAAAAGAAAGAGAAGATTAAAGCAGAACTTGGGAAAATGATGGTTACTCTTAACAAATCAGAAACTTATCTTATGGTAGGAATTGAAGATAATTACGATTTGTGGATGGCAGGAGAAAAGCTTGAAAAAGGAGCATATTTATCAGTCAGTTTGTTTGGTAATGCGCCATCGGATGCGTATGATAAGATGACAGCATAAATTTGTGAGCTTTATGAGAAAGAACTGGGAATTCCGGGAAATGTGGTATATGTGACGTACCACCCTATATCTGAATGGGGATGGAATGGAAGAAACTTTTAACTGAATAAAACTTTGAAATAAGTCTATGAGGAATTATCCTTATGGACTTATTTTTTTGCTACAGAGGAGTGCGAAGATTATGAATTGTATGATGACAAAGGAACAGTTTGAACGTGAAAAAAATTATCAGGCGTCCCGTGCTGTTGTAAAATTAATGTTGAATAATGGGGTTATAACCGAGAAAGAGTACAAGAAAATTGATACAAAATTAGTAAGTGAATACCGTCCGTTATTCGGCAGTATATAACCCTCAGAATGCTTGACTTTATGCGGTTTGTACGGTAATATGGACGTACAAAACATAGAAAGGAAAAATCTATATGGAAAAAGTTGTACAAACTATATTACCTACAAAACTGTTGATTCCAAAGTTGAAGAAGGTATGTGCCTATGCCAGAGTATCATCGGGCAAGGATGCAATGATTAATTCGCTGTCGGCACAGATAAGTTATTACAGTGAATACATACAAAGCAACAGAGAATGGGAATACGCAGGCGTGTATGCGGATGAAGAACTTACAGGCACAAAGGATTCAAGACCTGAGTTTCAGAAAATGATAACGGACTGTAAAGCCGGGAAGATTGATATGATAATAACAAAATCAATCAGCCGCTTTGCAAGAAATACCGTAACACTTCTTGAAACTGTAAGAGAATTAAAAAATCTTGGTGTAGACGTATATTTTGAAAAAGAGAATATTCATTCAATGAGCGGGGATGGTGAGCTGATGCTTACTATCCTCGCTTCTTTTGCACAAGAGGAAAGCTTATCGGTAAGTGAAAACTGTAAATGGCGTATCCGTAACGATTTTAAGGAAGGTAAACCGAATACGTTCTCGCTTTATGGTTACAGGAAAGAGAATGGTATAATATCAATATATGAACCTGAAGCAAAGGTGGTACGTGATATTTATAATCTGTATTTATCGGGTGCGGGAGGCTACAACATTGCAAATCATCTTAACTCTTTGAAAATTTTGTCTCCAGATGGCGGAGAATGGGGAAGGACAAGTGTTATAGGTATTCTCAAAAATGAAAAATATATGGGTGATATGCTTTTACAAAAATCGTTCACCCAAGACCATTTAAAAAAGAAGAAAATAAAGAATGATGGGGAGTTGCCTCAATACTATGTGCAGGATTCACATCCAGCAATTATATCAAGAGAAATATTTGAAGAGGTACAGAGGATTTTTGAGAGTAAGACTCCTGCACCACCTGTGTCTAAAGAATATGATTTTAAGAGTATAGTGTTCTGCGGTGAATGTGGTAACAGATATATACGAAAGAAAAACTATAAAAAATATGTTTGGCGATGTAATGTATACCAAGTAGGGGGTGCAAAGAAATGTCCATCAAAACAAGTGCCGGATTCTATTTTAAAGGAGTTTGCAGAGAGATTTGAAAAAGAGATAGAAAAAATAATTGTATATAACAACAATAAGCTTAAATATGTATTCACGGATGGCAGTGAAGAAACGGTTACATGGGAAATGCCCTCAAGAAAATGGACTGATGAAATGAAGGCGAAAAATTACTATAACCAAAGGAGGCGTTATCTGTAATGGCAAGAACAGTAACCATAATACCACAAAGAAAGAAAATGTACACAGCGAGCATTGAACAGGAAACTCAAAAACGCAGGGTAGCAGCATATGCAAGAGTGTCAACTGACAGTGATGAACAAGCAACGAGCTATGAAGCACAGGTTGACCATTATACAAAGTTTATAAAGAAAAATGATAACTGGGATTTTGTAAAGATATATGCAGATGAGGGTATTTCAGCAACTAATACCAAGCACCGTGATGGTTTTAATGAAATGGTAAAGGACGCACTTGAGGGGAAGATTGATTTAATAATCACAAAATCAGTCAGCCGATTTGCAAGAAATACTGTTGACAGTCTTGTAACGGTAAGAGAATTAAAAGCACATAATGTTAAAGTTTTCTTTGAAAAGGAAAATATATATACTTTTGATGGAAAAGGTGAATTGCTTATTACAATAATGTCAAGCCTTGCACAAGAAGAAAGCAGAAGTATTTCGGAAAACGTAACCTGGGGACAAAGAAAAAGGTTTGCAGACGGTAAAGTCAGCCTTCCGTATAAGCAGTTTCTTGGCTATGAAAAGGGTGAAAACGGTTATC